AGCGATGAAGTTCCGCTCAGTCACACCTGTGCCCACGTCAGCACCAGAGCCGGATACCTTGGCGTTAGCCGTGAGGTTGGCAGTGGCACCGTTTGCAGCAGTTACCAGACCATCTGCGTCGATTGCTGTCCCATCTTCCTGATAGAGACCAACAGCGAGGGAAGTACCCCCGGCAGCAGCCGTATCAGTCATGTAGATTGCAGCAGACTCGATGAAAGCCTGATCAGGGATCGAAACGGAGCCCGTGTGGAATCCGTCGGTGGTCCCATCGTTGTCACGGTCTACCGGAAAGGCAGTACCCGCAGCAAGTTCTGACAGGTCAAAAGGAATGTGGATCTCGTGCGTGGCCCCGAAAGACTTCACGTACTGAGGACGGTTGCTCTTGCGAGTGTTGGTCCGACCAAATTCAATGTTGAGACCGTCAGCGTTGTACCAAGATGACATAGTTATATCCTCCTATTAAACGATGACGTCAGTGCTTGAGAGAACAGTTACGAAGTTCTCAGGACGATAGATTTTCGTACCGTACCGAGCAGTCGTAACGTACTCTTCGCGCTGGAAGTCTTTGTTGTACTCGCCATCAACTTCTGGCATCTGCCGCCATGCACCGATGAACGGAACAACGTCGGGAGACATAGAGAAGAAGACGTTACAAACGGCGTTAGCACCAGAGGCAACCGAGTTGATTGTCTCAGAAGCACCACCAGCGTCTGCACCACACAGTGGCAGGTAGTTAGACTCGTACACGTCGAACCCGTAGATGTTACGGATGAAACGCATCCCAGTCGTCAGACCAGTTGTGACGATACCTTCCCACTTGGGGTTGTAGGTTACGTCAGCAATGCCCGTGAGGGTTTCGAGGTGGTAAGCAACTGCCGGATCGACAATAGCAACTAGATCGGTCAACGGAACATTGGCCTTCTGCAGGGCGTACTTGGCTTTTGCAAAGTCTTTCGTACCGAGAACCCGGTTAGAGTTCGCGGTGTCCAGACCGACCCAGCGGTGATCAGCACCGTTGATCTGGTTTGCGTTACCTGCAACTTGGTAGCCAGCAGGGTTACCCGTGCGAGGCTGACCTTCCTTCAGAATGTGAGTTTCCAAGTCTTCCATGATGGCACGAGACATCGAAGGAATAAAGGAAGCTTCCAGTTCTGAAGCGTAGAAGAGATCCTGACGGTTCTTCTTGGTGATGTACGTAGCAGAGCTGACGTACTCGGTGATGTTAAAGTAAAATTCACCGGTATCCAGAGCATCATACTGGATTGCGGTGTCTTCTTGGTAGTCCCGAGCTTCGAGAGTACCGATGGAAGGAACAGTGAACTGATCGCCGTCAGAGAATTCAGAAATCCAGCGAACGTACTTTTGGGCTTCAAGCGTATCCTCAAGTACCTTCTTTAGTTCAGAAGACCAGATTTCAGAACGACGGAGTACATCACTGTTTGTCGAAGTCATACCTGACATTGTGTTGTATCCTTAGTTAGGGTGAAGTTAGTTTCGATTTTCAAGTTCTTTCATTCGAACTTTCATCAATTCTCGTTGGACCTTTGGTGAGAAGTACTTTGTCGGGTGTAACCGGCGAAGTTCATCAAAGTCAGCAGCTGTTTCCAGACGGTTCGGGTCGGGAGCCCGTGTGGTGTTTGGTGCTGTATAGGTTTGGAGAGCCCCTGTTGGAGCACGTCCTTGTGCATCGCCTATATCAACGAGTTTGAAAAAGACCTTTGGGTTTGCCTCAGCTTGTGCCTGAAGATCCCCTACAGACATCCCCAGTTCTTTTGCTTTGGCTTGGATGAACTCAGCAGCTTGCTGGCCTCCACCCGTGTAAGCCTCAAGACGAGAAGTGACCGCAGCCATGTTCTTCTCTTTTTGGGCTTCTTGGCCTTTTACCGAAAGAAGTCTTTCGACATCCTCCAGCGTAATCGAATCCGCTTCTTTGGTCACTTCTTCCTGGCGAGGCACTTCAGAACCGCGAGCGGGTGTTGCCGGGTTCTCTCCGTTGTCTGCATTGTTAGAAGATAGTTGCTTTAGAGCGTCTTCTATTTTTAACCGAGAATTAAGGTCGTCTCTCAGTTCTTTCATCGTTCCCTCAAGGGTTGCGATGTGGTTCTGGCTGTGAGCAAGAGCTTTAACCAGATCTTCCGGGGTCTTGTACTTTTTGTCTTCACCGATAAGATCATCCATGGAGACAGCGTTAGGATCCGCGAAAGGAACAGAAGGGGTCGCTTCTGCGTTAAATGGGTTGGACACGGTCATGTCCTTTCTTCGATTAATTTAATGATGAATTTTAGGGCAGCTACTTCCCCGTTTCTGTGCGCTTGTTCAAAAGCCCACCCAGCTGAATCATAGTCAGAACGCGAAACACTTTCCAACTCTGTAACCTTAGTATAGCATATCTCAGATAATTTGTCAAGTGCAAAAATGTTACCTGACACCATTTTCTTTAGTTTTTCGCGCTCTTGTTCTGTTTTAGCGCCTTGGAGCCATGCTGTGTTCACTGAGGCAGTCCTCCTTGAGGAGCAGCACCGGGTGGAAGCATACCAGCTTCAGGTGGAAGACCGGCTTGTTGTTCTTCAGCTACCATCTGTTGAGCGCTTTGAAGGGCTCTTTCAGCATCTGCTCGTTCTGAAATTCGAATGTTTTTCTGAACAAGCTTGTACTCTTTAAGTTCTAAAAGATCCTCAAGCATTTTAGCAATTTTAATTGAACTAAAGTGAGCCATGATCTCAGGGTCTTGCCCCAAAGAAGAGTTACCCAATTGAACAAGATCCTGCAAGATGTTCGCTTTATTTGCAAACCGTCTAGCGCCTAAAGCCCTTAGGTTCCCTGAAGCAAGTAAATCTTTTTTTGAAATGTTAACAAACTTGACAAAATTAAAATCACTATCCTCTACACGAACAGTCTCAGCTAATCCAAAGTTTCTTCGAGCCGTCTCAAGCATAGAGTTCAAAGCAGGCTCAAGAAAGACAACTTCAAAGTGACTGGTCTTGTTGATAAAGACCCTGTTGGCTCCGTTTTCCAGAACCTGCACTTCAAACTTAGTTTTCTCCCCTGGGGTCCTTAAACCCATAGCTTGACGAGGAGCACCTGCCATTTCTTCCATGATCTGCATAATTTGAACAATTTCAGTGTTCAAAGAAAGCACCGAAGCATCCGGGCTCATGAAACCTACATCACCTTCTTCGCCAGTGTAGATTCTCGCTCCGGGTCCGTAATCAAAGTCTTCAACAAATCCTCGAATCTTAAGAACCGGATGGATAATCATGTCAACTGCGTCAGCTTTTGCATTTTCCAAGTGATCAATACGATATTGAAGACCAATAAGATTATCCAAAGGGCCCATTGCATAAAGATTATCTGGGCGGTCTCGCCAACCCGCGTGAAAAATTGGAGGACACCCAAACCAATTAGGGTGGGCTTCTCTCCGAATAATGTAAGCACGGTCTACAACAACAATGTGTTGATTTCTGTGAAGGACTCCTTCGACGTGATCCCAGATGTCGCCGTAAAAATGCAACAATTCCACGTAGTCGCTTTCAAAGTAATCACGAAAAGAGCCAAATCCATCCGCAAGATACGCTGAATTTTTCTTTACGTCCATTCCTGTGCCAACACCAGCTGTGTTGAATTTGTCCCGGAGACTCATAACCTGTTCAAAAACTTCAGCAAGATATCCCATTTCAGGAAAGTCTTCCAACATAACAGCAAGATCGCTTAAAGCTGTCAGCTCTCGTATAATTTTAGGTGTTCTTCGAAAATCCGTGGCAGTTGGATCGAACACAATGTCTAGAGGGCTTACCCGACTAAATTGCGGACCTGCGTACTTTGTTGTTGTTTCGCCAGTTGTTGGATCTGTTACAGTTTCATTAACAAAATCTACTTTAGAAAAACAGTTTCCGTAGTCGATAAAATCGTAAAGACACTTTTTAACTTCTGTCCTAAAGTCACTCAAACGAAGCTTGTTTCGCATGTACGCTTCGATAGCTTCTTGTGATTTTGCAACGGCGCTTTCTTTGTTGTCAGCTTCAAAGGTAATTGCGCGGTCGTTTGGAAAGATAGCCGCCATGTAGTTAGCATGAAGATTATCTCGAATCTGACAAAGCTTAGGTAGGTGAGTAGAGTTTTTCCATCCAAGGTTTCCAGCACTTGTCGTACGAGTATCTGTTGCGAATACATAGTCTCGAGCTTCTTTAGCCAACTCAAGCCAAGAAGCCCTTTTTGTTTCCCAAAAATGATATTTAGTCGCAATTTCAGCAGCAAGTCTATCTGGCTCACTAAACTCTAAAAAATCAACAGCCTTACGTCTCATGCTCTAATCCCTCCAAAACGTGGGTGAAATTGTAATACATTATCGTGGCCGCTTCTTTCGTGACGAATTTGCGGTGGTACGATGTGATCTATAGCGTTAGTCAGCGCATCCTTAAGGTCGTCGTGAGGAGGAAACTGCATAACTAATTCATCTTCGAGAACCTGACAGTTACCACCTCGGTAGTGGTACACAGCACCGTTTGTGTACACAGGGTCGAGCATGGCACTCATACGCTCTTCTTTAGTCCCTTGGTGTCTCGTAGGTTTGTGCTCAACAACCTGAATCATGATACCGTTAGGCTGAAAGTACTCGTTCTTGAGTTCTCGTACCAAAGCCTGCTGGGCTGCCGTAGTTTCCACTACGAGCTTTCTGAAGTCCCACTTACGGTAAGCATCCAGGATGTTGCTGTAGTACTCCCGTATACTGTCAGTCTTGAAGCGGATACAATCCAAAACGTAGTAGAAGCGGTTGCTGTCCATGCCTAAAACAACGATAGCACTGTAGTCTGATCGTTTGTTAATAGAATACGCAAAGTCCATCGCAGCGACAATGTTTAATCGGTCACCTGCGTAGTTCCAGTAACCGTTTCTCTGTTTGAGTAGAGCCGGGTCGTAGTATTGGAAGTGCTGTCTGTCGATCCCGATCCCTTCACCTGAGTTAGGATCGTTGTAGTACTGAGCACGAAACTGTGTCTTGTCAAGGTACTTAGCACGTTTTTTGGCTAAGATACTTACGTCAAAACCAAACCACTTGCCATCACTCCGCTGTTGACGAGGCCACAGAAACTGTCCAGTGCCATCCCCTGCATCTTCTACCTGTCGCTCAAAGATTTCGTACACAGGAGCTTTATCAACAATGTTGCCCTGTTCATCAAAGATCTCTTCTTCGATCTTGAGCATTTCCCCGTACAAGTCCAGCGGATGGTACCGAGTACCTACAACCCACTCTTGGGAGTCCCCACCTTCGATGGAGGAGAGAAGCGAATACTGGGAGTGGACCTTACGTCGCCCCTCTTCGGTATATGCGTTCTCGTAAACCACAACATCATCAAGAACGGCAACATCGCAATGAAGCCCAGTGAGGCCGGTAGTAAGGCCACCAGTAAACACAGTAGGATCACGTACCGCTTCGTATTTTCTTTTAGGGTGATCAACACTGATTTCACTGTTTGTCCATTTTTCACGTTTACCCTCCTCAGGGTGTACCATTTCTGGCCAGTACTTTGTGTAAATAGGGTGCGTCAAGATACTCTTGATAAAGTGCAGCTGTTTCTCCGCAAGATTGCTTGTTGAGGAGATGTACAAGATGCGAGTATCAGGGTTCTTTGTGATGTGCCACGCTACTCGGTAGGCGACGTATCGGCTTTTTCCGTGGTCTCGGGGGAGGAGGGTGAGTTGGTGGCTGAGGGCTTCTGATCGGGTCCACCAAGCACAAAGTTCCGAATGGACACCTCCAATGACATTGTGAGGGGCCACCAAACGAATGAATGTCTCAAGATCTGATTCTGCAGCATTTCTAATTTCCCATTGCTTTTCGGTTAAATCTTTGTCGGTTCTCAATGTTTACGTCCTGCACGTTTCTGGCCCTTCTTTTGGTAGTTCATACTCCTGTTCTTAGAGCGTGAGACCACTCGAGTAGGACCTGGTTTTCCGTTGTTCTTTTTAGGATGGTGGACGTCTTTGCCATCCCCTTTAGTTGCTTTCCCGTTACGGATGGCTTCTCGTCGGGCACGATTGTTCTCGGCACGTTTTTTCTTAACGTACTCTTTAGCGTTGTATTTACGGCGAGCTTTCTTTTGTGCTTCAGAAACCATTATGCAAATACCACACTTTTGGTTGCACCCACTGAAAATCCAAAGGGGTTTGTTGAAACACCTGACCATATCCACTGAGCAGAGGAGCCCCCACCAGAGTACGATGCAGCTGTACGATTAAATGTTGTTCCAGCAATTGTAACAGTCGACCAAGTCGAGTTAGTAATTGTAGATGTACTGGAGACGTTAAGAGTTACAGTGTTTATTCCTGTTGACCAGTAAATTCTGGTAACAGTGTCAGCAGAAGGTCCGTAAATGTTCAAGGTGCCATCGTTAATAGACCCATAAGCTCCTGACCAATAGCCCCACTGGAAAGGGAACGATGGGTCGTCTCGTCCTACGGTGACAGTCTCAGAGTCTCCAGCGTAAGCGCTTGAACCCCCCTTGATGAGAACAGCTCCTGTTGATAAAATGGACCCACCATTCCTTCGAATGTCGACAGTAAGGTCTGCTGTATTGTACTGATCAACTGTCCACGTTCTGTCAGACGTAAGAGCTAACCAACTTCCGGTTACACCAGACTTGAGGGTGCCTGCGTCGAGTGTTGCACGGATCTCGTAGCCAGCTCCCGGTGCTTTGATCTTTGGAGTACACCAATCTCCGTTGTCTACGTAAGTTGTGGTAGCCCCAGTGCGAGCCATGAAGTCCCCGTCAACTTCGTATTTAACACCGCCGTCTACAGCTCCTGTAGGTGTGTACGTCCCTGCGTTGACGTTAATTGTAGGGCCACCACCTAAGAAGGTCTTAGCAATGAGAAGAGACATTAGCTAACAGCTCCACCGCCAATTACAGCTTCGGTTGCACTAACAAAGTAAACAATCGCCATTCCGTTTCGAGCAATAGAACGGTTACCAGAAACGGTAGAAGTCCCATCGAGCCTAAGTGTCGTCATTCCGTCTGTCACTTGAAGACTTGAAGTTGTTGTGTTGTATACAAAGATCATGTCACCTGCAGAAAACACAGAGTCGTTAAGAGTGATTGCTGCTGTTGCGTTTACAATCTTGTTTGCAGATGCCGCTGTAAGAACTCCAGATGCCTCAGCAGAGACGTTTGCAGCTGCTGTAATGGTTCCCCCTGTAATGGCAACAGAAGTGCTGTTCTGAGTCGCCATAGAGCCTAGACCAAGATTTGAGCGAGCAGTAGGCACACTTGCCACATCACTAAGGTTATTTGTAGAGACCATGTCTCCACCGCCAGACCCGACTCCCAGGGTTGCCCGGGCGGTTGCAGCATCAGCGTCATCGAGGAGCGTCCGAGCAAAAGCACTCAAGGTTGTTACTGCGTAAGTGTCCGAAGCTGTCGTGTAGATCATCCGATCAGCAGCAGTCGTCAAACCTGCAATAGATGTAAGACCCGGATCGTACGCCTGTACGTCACTTCCAATTGCAACACCTAGGTTTGACCGGGAGGTTGGGGCGTCTGCAACGTCACTGAGGTTGTTGGTTGAGACCATGTCCCCCGTGCCTGTACCCACTCCAATAAGAGTACGAGCACCAGCAGCATCGGCGGCAGCAAGCAAAGAACGACCGTAGGACGTAGAGGCAACAGTCGCAAAAGTGTCAGTGGCTGTAGCATAGATCATCTCGTTTGTTGTTGGAGGCGTCATAGCCGCAAGACCCAACAGCGTCGTGTCAACAACACCAGCACTTACAGCAGCGTCTACGTAACCTTTTGTTGCCGCGTGTCCTGAAGCAGTTGGCGTTGGAAGGTTAGTAATAAAGTAGCTGTTCATGTCAAAGTTGGCACCCATAGAATTAGGTGTGGTGCCGTCTCGTGACAAGGTGTTTTCGATAGCTGTTTCGATTGCTGTGAAGTTGTTGTTGATTGCACTAATGGCTGTAAGCCTATCAGTCGTCAAGTCGTTAAGCGTAAGCTTTGCCATTACGTAATATCCTTCCCTGTGTTAGCCAAGTATCCACTTAATTGAGCAAACACGGCTGTGTTGTTTGAGTCTGAAACTGCTGTGACCCGAATGTCTGAGTTACTCGGTACAATGATTACGGGGTCAAAAGGAATGTTTAAAACAGCCGAGCTGTCTGCCAGAGATGTCATAAACACCGGTGTCCACACGTAACCGTTTTGTTTGGCCTCAATATCAAACTCGACCTTTGCTGCGTTTGTTTTTCCGACAGCCAAAAGGATGTTTGTAATTATCCAGTAATCTGTTGCACTAATAGATGTTGCAGTCTTAAGGCTTTTGTTGTGTTCGCCCTCAGCTGTTAAATGTGTACGACCGGTTGTCGTGTCCCTGACTGTAACAACACCCGCAAAATTTGAATTGTCGTTGTTGATCAAAGCAGTTGCCCGACCAAGAAGTGTCGGAAGGGTGACAGGGGTTGTACCTGTAAGCGTCACAGACTGGACTGTAAAAATTAAATTAGAGCCACTGAAGTAGTGACCCTCAACCAAAACACTCTGTGTGTCCAGAGCGCTTGTACTCACAATCTGATTAATAGTATTTGAAGTGGGAAGGACTTCAAGGCCCCCTGTTTGCCACACCTGTTCTTTTACGTTTTGGTTTAGATCAGGGTTGTATCCAAACCTCGTCAGGGACTTAGGCTTGACAAAGACCTCTTCGTTGAATTGGTCCTTGATGATCATGCAGGCGTGACGAAGATTCGGAGGAAGTTCGGATCCGTCTTCAAAAGTGTACTGACTTGTTTTGTACTGATGTGAAGCCACAATCAAACTCCCGTAACAAAGGCAACAGAGGCAGTCACAAAAGTAACAGTGACGATAGTTTTATCAGGTACTGTAATTGTCCCGGATGCTTTGGTCGACATTTTTATCAGGGTGCAAGAACCCTCTGCAAGAGTCTTGTTAGAACCGCTGTTGTTGAAAAGTGTAAAGACCCAACCTGCTGTCCCAGAGTTGACAGTAACAGTCCCGGTCATTTCGTGGAGAGTTGTCTGGTCTCCGGGGGCAAGTGTCTTTGTACCAGAAGCCGCAACACTTCCAAACCCCCTCAGCGATCTTTCGATGCGCCGGTTGTTGGTGTTTTGTCCTACGCGCTGTTGCCGAGGGTTCCGGGTAAGACGATTGAGTCTGGTCACTTCTTTTTCTTCTTTTTAGACTCACGAAGGGCTTTTGCAGTTGGAGCACCCTTGCTCCCTGGTTTACGCATTCGTTCACCAGAGCCTGCCTTTATGCGCTTACGTTTGGCGTGTATGTTTGCCCAAAGACCTTTACGAGGCATTTTACCACTTCACCTTATCAGCCCAGTAAGCTGCAGACATCTTACCCTTGGCAATGTTCTTACGGTGTCTTGCCTTGAAAGACGCTCTTTTCTTTTTCATTTTGTCAGACTCACCAGCCTTGGCTTTACCAGCAGTCTTTGCACCCTGTTCACCAAACCGAATAGTCTTGATTTTGTCGCCCTCTTTGGCAACGACAATGTGCGACTTGGTCGGATGGTTTGGGGTACGCTTGGGTTTGTTGTAACCAGAAACCCCGGCACGTTCGAGTCGAGAGTCTTTCTTTTTCTCGGCCATGTTACTTTCTCTTTTTACGCAGGGGTGTCATCTTCATGGCTGCAGGTCGAGCATTCTTACCGGATTGTTTCCGAGAAAGAGCCATTGCAGTTTTCATTGGTTTTTTGTAGCCTTGTCTGTAGGGCATGGGTCTTACTTTCTAAAGTTTTTGATTGCAGACTTCGGATGTTTTACTGTACGGTGTCCAGGAGCGTATTCTGGTACTTCAATTGTAACTACGCGCTCTTTTCTTTTATTACCAGAGAAGTGCATCTTTTGGGCTCTTTTGGCAGCTTTCTGAAGGACGCCTGATAAAATACTTCTCATGATCTTTTCCTAGTTGAGGTGTTTCGTTATGCGTTCAAAGTCGGCGTCGTCCTCATACGCCGCCTTCGTGAGTTCCTTGAGGTTTCCTTTGACTTCTGCCTTGGAGGGACGACCCCGCGAAGATCCTGTTTGGGAAAGATTCGAGTGAAGGTACTTAGCTGCAGCCAAAGCAGTCGCCCCCTCACCTTCCATTATCTCCAAGATCTTTTGTTGTGCCTTGGCGACCAACCGATCCTGAAGTTCCTTCTTCATACGACCAAAAGCATCTTTGAACCAGACAGAACGACGAAGAAGATGATCAAGTTGCTCGGTAGACCCAAACAATTCCACCGCGACCGCCGCCCCTGTGAGATCCCCGTGGGCTAAGTAGAGATCCCGAAAACAAGGACGACCATCCCCCTTCTCATCCTTCTCGAGCCAGAAAGGTCGATCATCCTCAGGAATTACGTTGTCGTACGTGTCAGCCGAAACATCAGCGAACAACGACACAGTCATTAACTTGTTAGACCCAGGAACTCGAATCCCAGTGTTTTTACGTGAATAGATTGCCATGTGTGGGTTACCCTTAGTGTCCCCGTGTGGGTTTTTGTTCTTTTGTGTTTGTCTCTTGGGAAGAGAGATTAAAAACGACCAAAGAAAAATAAACCCTAGAGGGCCAATCCCTGAGGGGCCGCATCCGGGAGTCCCTTAGGGGTTACATCGTTGAATACCTCAACTTATAAATAAGTATAGCATATTTTGATTGAGTTGTCAACCCCTGAAAAGGAACTTTCTTAAGTTTTACGTCGTTAAACCCGCAGGGGCCCCAGATAATCAAGGAATTTCTCCGAGAAAATTTTAGGGTGTGATATGCATAGTAGTCCTGGGGCGCACCCCCCGGGGACCCCCCCGAACCTCCCGTTCACGGTTTGTTCCGCTGTTCACCCTTTGTTCTCCCTCCGTTCACCCTTTGTTCACCCTTTGTTCCGCCGAGGGAACACAACGGGAACACATGGGGAACAAATGGGAAACACGAGGGGAACACAGTGATGAG